CGGCCACACCGTTTTGCGATACGGTAATGACCTTATCCATCGCTTCGGCAGCATCTTTCAGCGCGTCCATGGCGTTCTTGCCACCGTTGAGCGATGTGATCAGCACGCCAGCCAGTACAGAACTGAGCGCGATAAGGGCGCCCACGACTGCCCCGCCCGGGCCGAAAGCCCCAGCCAGTTGCGAGCCCTGCTGGGCGAATGCCACCAGCACGGATTGCCCGCCCTGCACCTGCACAATGAAGTCCTGCATCTGAAAGCCAGCCTGTTGAAGGCTCGTTTTCCAGCTTCCGGTTCCCTTTGCCCCCGT